GTCATCAGTCAACTCAACCAGCCCAGTGACCGGCTGAACCACAGTACGGTCTTTGAAAGTCGCATAACCGTTCTTAGCGATGAAGAACGCACCAAACTCAGTCTTTTCAACCAACTTCAAATACGCCAAAGCATTAGTATTCTCAGCAACAACATCCGCACCCACAGTCACAACACCAGTATCGATGTTGCGGAAAGTAGAAGGCCAAGCCACCTGCGGATCATCCAATACAGCCTGAATACGCTCACCAGTAGTCTGCACAGTAGCAGTGCCAGGAGTCAAAGTCTGGTTATTGAACTTGTAAAAACCATCAGAAGTGGCAAAAGACACGTTTGACTCGCCCTGAATTGTGTAAGCAAGGTTCCAGTCATCAATAGTGCCAAAATACTGCTGAATACCATTCGTGCTGATCCTGACCTCACGGCGAGGAATGATGTTGCCATAGAACGGGCTTGCCTGATACGTAGGGTCAAAATAGCGGTTGTAGTTGTTCATTGTCACAACAGACTCACCAGAAGTGTACGAGTCAATGTCACGGTTCTTACCACGATTAATTGTGATCTCTTTAACATACTGAGTCACGTCATAGAAAAACGTTCCAGCCAAAGTCCAAGCAGTGTTATCTAGAACACCACGCTCCGCATCATCCAACACGAAGAACGGGCCAGCACCACCGGCGAGGTCAAAACCAATCTCAACTTTTTGTGTAGGCATTTTTAGATTTTAATACCGTTCGCCTTAGCAAAACTTAGCAACTCACTGTAAATAGCCTGACCAACAGCCTTACCATTAGTACCAACACCAGCGTTTACGTTAATAGTGGTAGTCCAAGCAGTAGCCTTAGGGCTGGCAATCAACTTAGCTGCCAAAGCCGACTCAGCCGCTGTCGCACCGAAATTACCAAGTTTAATGTCACCCAAACGGACAGCCATAGTCTTAGGCATTTCTGGCAACGAAAGAACCGGTGCGGTTGGAGCACTAGGCATTGGAAGTGCCAAAGCCATCTTTTTATCAAATTCAGTAGTGAAAGCATCGGCTAATTTTGTAGCTGCATTAACAAGCTCTTGCTCTTTAGATAGTAGACCAGCAATCAAGCCATTTGTGACATCTATTCCGGCACCATACATAACCTGAGCAGATTGCTCGGCAATACTAGAACCAACAGCATCAAGTTCGCTGAATAGGCTATTTAGTTCACTGACAGTGCCAGCACCGCCTTCAAGAATTGCCTTAGCGGTAGCACCACCAGCATCTACGCCAGCAGAAACAATTTGTTGGTAGATGTTTTTATCTAGACCAAGAGCACGAAGATCCTTAAGTTGCTGTGCAAAAGCCTTGGTCTTAGCCAAAGTCTCAGTGAACGAAGCCACCAAACCAGCAGAACCACCAGTGACACCCTTAATAACCTTAGAGGTAGCAACCTGAACATTGCCAACCATCTTAGTAATGGTCTGAGTTACATCGGTAGTGTTCTTAGCCAGCAACTCATTGACATTGCCCATACCCATAATGGTTGACTTAATGTCATCCATAAGAGCCTGAGCCAGGCTACGCTTGCTGACCAGCACATCACGCTGACGCATGATTTCTTGAATAGTGCCCTGCTCTGATTTAGCATAAGCGGTTAGTGAAGCAGCTGCGTCCTTGAGTAAAGTACCATCAGCAAGACCCTTAGCAATGGTTTCAGCAATGTTCTTGAATGAGTCAATAACAGCTTGTTCAAATTGCCCAATTTCACGAGTAACAACAGCCAATGGTGCAACGCCAGAAGCCGCATCTTTCAGAGACTTCTTCAGTTCATTAATTGCTTGAACTTGCTCATCGTAGACATCTTTAAGTTTGTCATAGGCTTTTTTAGCCTCGTCATAAGCATCTTGAGCCTGTTTTTTTGTTTCCTCGTAAGCATCTTGAACTTCTTTAATGCCAGCAGAAGTTTTATTGAACTCACGCTGTAACTGAGCTACACCAGCCTTGCCTTTAGCGGCGACACTGGCAAATACTTTCTTCCAATCCTCGCCAGAACCAACAACAGACTCGATGAACGCTTTTGACGCACCAAGGTTTTCAAGTTTAAGACGGGCTGATTGTTTAGCCATTTCGTCTTTAAGTTCTTTGTAGAACTCTGCAACAACGTCCTTAGCGGCTTGCTTAGAGCCTCCAGCACCACTACTGCCCTCAGGTTCTGGCTTATTGAAAAGGCCACGCTTAATAAGAGCATTACGATCACGACCGAAAGAGCGAGACTGTGTTCCCATAGACGCACCTTGGGCAAAAGCTAAAGCGTCATTAGTTGCAATAATCTGCTCTTTAAACTGTTTAGCCAAAACATAAAGGCCGTTAAGAGCACCGAGACGCTCACCAAGACCCTCAAGCCACTCAGTAATCGGAGCTGGCTTAGTCTCGTCAACAGTAAGGTTTAGATCTTTAAGGGACTGGTGAATAACATCAATCCAGTAGACAGCACGTTCGATAACCGAAGCCAAGTTCTCAAAAGCGACAACAAGCACAGATGCAATGTTGTTACCAAGAGGTGTGAGAATGTCAGCAAATTTATTAACAACATCAAATACAGAACCAAAAATACTGCCAAGAGAGTCAAGAATAGGCGTTAGGTTCTTTATAGTTACGCCAACATAACCAAAAGTTTCAACAAGTTTAGGGGTCAGATCTTTAACAATAGGGGTCAAAGCCTGCATCATCTCAGCAAGAGCAGGGGTTAGTTGAGCACCAACCGCAGCTTCCATGTTGTTGAATACGGCAGTAAGTTTCTTCTGCTCAACAAACAAAGTGCCGGACTGACGAGCAAACGCACCAGCAGCATCAGCAGAACGTAGGAACAATTGCTCCATACGAACAACTTGTTGAGCGTTAAGCATTGCTTGACCAGTAAGGTGACTTAGACCCTTAGCTGCAACAAGAGCATTAACTTCATTCTGCTTAAGAGCAACACCAAACTTCTCAATCGGGTCATACTCACCACGGAACAAAGCTGTCATAGCGGTCAACGCTTCAGACGTGTCATAACCAAAAGTGGTAGCCAAGTCCTGAGCAAGGGTCGTTAGTTTCTCCGTATTATCGGCAACTTCTTCCATGCCGAAACCAGCCTGTTTAAGAACAGAACCCAAGAAGGTGCTAGTACGAGCCGCTTCAACCTGGCTTAAACCAATGTCCTCAGCGTTATTAACAAAATTCCTCATGCGAGGTGTTAGGTTGTCAAAGACAGTTCCCAACGCCGCCATGTTGCGTTCAAGATCGCGGGCTTCTGAAACAGCATTGCCAGCGAACTTAATCGAATCTTGTAGAAGGTTAAAACCACCAACGGCTACACCAATAGGGCCAGCCAAACGGCCTAGGGACTTACCTAAGCCAGCAAGTGAGCCTTGTGCAGCTTTAATTCCAGCCGCATTAAAGGTGGAGAGAATAGGTAAAATAACAGCCATTAGGCGTTCCTTTGAATTTCAGCGTTAATGTTTTTAGCGACCTTATCTAACAAAACATTTATTTCAGCATTGGCTTGAGGTACGGCAGATAACCCAGAAGGCCAAACAATACGAGAAGTTTTTACCGATTTACGAGCGGGGCTTCTGTTTATGGCATCAACCATGTGACGACCTTGACCATTTCTTGTGTGATCACGCTCACCATCTTTTGCACGACTGTATTTGTATTTTTTGGTTTTTTGCCCATCATACTTACCGTATTTTTCGGCATAGTCAAAAATAGCCACAGCCGGAGACATAACCCAAACAGATGCTAAAGACTTACCCTTTTTACGCATACGAGTATCCACTTTAATCATTGTGGTTTTCGGGGCAACTTGCCCACCCCAAGTCAAACGACCAGGTACAGTTTTGGGTTGCATCCCTCGTATGGCAAACTTATTAGTAATTCCCTGCTGAATTTTCTTATCAACTGGACGAGCAATTTTAGTAGCGTTACGAACAAGTTTGTCAATGCTGGCAGGTTCAATCTTGCGTGTCTCACGAACAAGGTAACGCCAATCCGTTAGCTGCACCTCAACACGGTCACCAGCATTAACCTTAATAGTTTTAGCCACGAATCCCTACCAATCTCTAACAACCATTCTACCCGCAAAACGAAAACCCCCTCTTTCGAGGGGGCTTCGTTAACGAGCAGATGCCTTCGCTATCAACCAACGGTTCATAGTCCAAAGCATACGGTCATCCAGCAGCATCAACTCACGCGGAGAAATGCCAGTTTCGCAAGCTAGGCCAGCGATAAACCAATGTGCTGAAGTCTCGCCTAGACCAACTATTTTGGGTCGAGATCACTCGCTCCAACAGTTACAACTGTTTCTACCCAAGCATCGAACTCTAGAGCAGTCGCTTTAGTACGCTTCTCTGAAGCCCATGCTAGGAATAGAAGGTGAGTCAACTTAGTTTCCTCACCCAGTTTGGTGACGCTTAGGTTGAACTTTGTTTCAAATGCTACTAGGTCGCTTGCAGAGCAAGTGATTTCTTTAGCACCTGTTGTGATGTATTCAATGCGTAGATTGAGTTTCAATTTATGTCCTTAATTAAGCGGTTGCTTTTGTGACAACGCCTGATGTAGGCCAAGTCACTGATACGGTAGATAGGTCGCCCACTGCCCCCGAGACGGGGTTCCAATTGTTCACCAAAACCGTTGCTGTGTAAGCGGGTGTGGCCGAGGAAGCAGCAGTACCGTTACCAGCGATGATAACAGCAGTTGCGATAGAACCCAAAAGAGGGAAGATTGTTGCTTCGACTGAACCAGCAGCATAATCCTGGTGGAAGTCAATTGATACAGTGCCAGACTTTAGTCCACCGATAAGTTCGGTGTAACCTGCTGAACCGAAGTCAGTAACGTCAACGTCTGCAACGTTTACTGAGATTTCGGCACGGGCAACTGAAGATGATAGGTCAGTACCATTGATGCTGACCTTGTTTCCTGTGACTACATACTTAGCCAATTTATTCTCCTAGCTTGCATACACAACAACCATAAATTCGGCTGCTGTGTATTGGATTTCATTTACAGAGATTGAGCCATACGAACTAATCTCAGTCACTCGGCAATCGTTGACAACGCCACCAAGAGTCCTATCATATTCTACCGCCTGTTTTACCGAATAATCGCCCGATCCTGCACAGTAAGTGTCCAACTTGTTCTGTGCACTGCGTTCGTCTGCTCGGTGAGCCAAAACAGTGATAGTAAATCTAAATTCGTCTAGTCCACGGTTCATTGCAACATCGAATCTGACTGGAATTGAGTCCGGTTGAACGATTGCGATAGGTGGGTTTACTAGATCTGGTGCGTTAGGTGCTGTGCGAAGCCCTGGAATACGCTTAAGGTTGTTTTCCAGTCCAATACGAATGTCGGTAATGCTTGCCATTATGCAAAGTTTCGCATAGAACGGTAAGGATCTACCAAGTGCTGAACATCAGGATCAAGACGTGCACCAACACGAACAACACCCATGTCGCCAAAACCAGCCACACCCAAAGGTGAATCATTGCGTTTAAAGATACGAGCTGCTTGCAGAATGGTTGCTTGCTTCACAGCCATAGGAACTGAAGCCCATCCCCAAACGCCTGTAACCTTCACCAGAGCCCTGTCAGCCAAGAATGGGAACACGTACTGCTTAACGGCTCTAATGCTCGTGTACGGCTGTGTCATGCCTCCTGAGAGCCCATTTAGAGGCTCTAGTTGGTAGTCGTTTGCAGTCCAAGTAGTGTACGAGTTACCAATCTCGTCAGTTGTCGCCAATTCGCTCAAACTCTGCAAATCATCAATAAAACACATCCAACTGTCAGAAGCTGCATAGTTGCGTGTCGCAGTGCCACCGTTGTAAAAGTAGCGACCAGTGTAACCGTCAATCAGACGAGAAGCAGACTCTACAGCGATCTCCAAAAGAGAGTCATCCATGTTGTCTGTAATTTTTAGCGAATTTTTAACATCCGCTAGAGTTGCGTATCCGTTGGTAATTGCCACAAGAAACTCCTAAGTCTATGACTCTATTCTACCGTTGAATCGTAGTCTTTCTTTGATAGCGGTACTAGAGATACCTTGCGTATAAGGAATGTAAACCAGCCCAATCCCACGCTCATCTAACCAGTCCTGATCAAACTGCATTTGGGCGTAATAGTCACGCCTAGCCCAATCAGAACCAATAACAATCAAATCAGGACTACAAAGATCGATAGAAACCCGACTATCAGCACCACCCAAGTTAGGCACAACACGGTCAACCCAACGACATCCCAAAAGGACATCTTTGCGTTCTTGATAAGAGATAACAGGTTTTTTACCTTTGTATTTTTCAATGAACTCATCCTCGTTTAGCGAAACAGTCACAGAGCCAAGCTCTGCACATCTCCTCAGGAACTCCACGTGTCCCGCATGGAACAAATCGAACGTCCCGCCCGTGTAAACACTCAGTCCCATCGGTTAGCCCTTCGCACTTTGAGACTCCACTCACCTTGCGTGAAGTCATCTTCTCTGCCCTTAGTTTCATAAAGCGTGTGATTTGCCACAAAAGACCTCTGGTTCTGTACCTGATACCCACTATTGAGCGTTGAGGAGTTCTGGTGAAAGACCTGAGCTGCGATGTGATTCTTCGGAACCTCGGCGTAATCCACTCTACGTTCCAAGTCGTTGTCATCAAAATAAAGAGGGTAGAAACGCTCATCGTAAAGACCAACTTTTTCAACCATGCCTTCACCGAATACCACACAAGACCACGCCGGATTAATGTCCACAAAGTTGAGAGCATTGGTGTCCACACCTTCTTCGATTTTCTTCAATGAACCTGGGGCAAACCAAGCGTCATCGTTTATAAGCACCCAATAAGGTGCGTATGGTGTTGATTTTACTATTAGGTTCCATGCACCAACAAGACCAAGGCCAAATGGCACACGGATAACCCATAAATTCCGTACCAAATCAGGTTTGATAGGGTTCCATTCCTGAGTTCCCGAATTATCAACCACCACGAGATGTTCCACAGGGTAATCCACGGAACGAAGAAGGCGATCAGCAAGATCAAATCTTTTGAGTGTGGCAAAACCAAGTACCGGAATCACTTAAGTAACTTCTTCAACACCGGAACCCAGTGCTTATCAAAGACAGTATCCACATCGAACTCGGTAGCAAAATCAATAGCCACCTGAGATGCCCCGCGATCAGCCTTATACGCCTGTTCCAAAGACTCAACAATAGACGGAATCAAAGGAACCTGCCAAATAGCGTCCTGTCCAGAATCCCACATAGGTTGACCGTCAACCAACCAACCATCATCAGCCACTAGGTCAGGTGTCGCACCCCAGTTAGAGCCGATAACACGTGTACCACACGCCTGAGCCTCAATCGTGCCCAAACCGAAGCCCTCGCCGTAAGACGGAGCCAAAAACACGTCCATAGCCGAGTAAAGACCAGCCAAATCAGACTGAGGCATCCCATACTTGTAATCAACATATGGTGGAAACATGATGGCTTCTTTAGGAATACCAAAAGCCTTCAACATCTTGATCAGATTCCAACCACCAGCCGAACCCAACGGGTCAGTGTGCAGATACAACACAGCGTCAGGGTGACGTTCACGGAAAATGCTGAAAGCCATCAGGTTCTCAGAAAACGCTTTGCGGTGAACCAAACCAGAAGCCTTGTTAGCTGCGTTCATACCCACAACAAACTCATCAGTGATACCCATAAACTCACGGGCATCCTGACCATCAATCTTGTCAGTAGGTCTAAAAATCTTTGTGTCAATAGCGTGAGGCACATACTCACAAGCAATGCCATTTTGCTCCATCTGACGCACACCATTGGGAGCCATAGCAATCGGAGTCACATTCGGCTTCTCCAACCACGCCTTAACCTTAGGTGGCATAGTCACGTGATCCAACGGAACCCACGAAGCAATGTTCATCTTGTCAAACGCAGGATTGTTCAAAACCCAAACGTCGTACAACGAAATCCAAACATCCTTCTTACCAGGATTCTTAGACTTCCAATGAGCGTGGTGCATAGGAGCCACATCGTTAGAGTACGGATCCATACCACGAGGGTAGTGAGGTATCTCACCATAAGGTGACTTGTAAGAAACAATGTTTCCCTCAACACCATAATTTGACATAGCTGCCACATCAGCACCGTCACGCTTCAAACGATCAATCAGATAAGCCGCTTGCTGACCATAACCAGTAGGTTGAGTTGGGCTGTTAGACCAAACTGAAACGACACCATCAATCTTTGCCATGTTTCCCTTTCGTAGTTATACTGAGAATAGCAGAAAAACCCCTGCGATACCAGCAAGTATCCAGGGGCGTGATCAAACTAGGGAAAGTAGTCCGATTGGAACAGTCTAAGGCCTGTAGCCGATGTAAGCAAACTTATAGCTTTGCCGATTTTAATAAAGATAGATCATCTGAGACTGGTTACCAAGATAGATGCCGTAATTGCGAAAAAATTGTTCGTAAAAATTATTACTTAACGCATAGGCAATCTGAAATAAGCCGTGTCTCAAACTGGCACAAATCTACCCAGCAAGGCAAGGCTAGACGAAAGAGGGCTCGTCTTAATAGGCAAGCATTAGTACGTAATGCTGAATCTAAATTTATTACTCATAAAGAATTTAAAAAACTAGCCACTACGCCATGCTTTTACTGTGGCTCTACGACTGATTTGACTTTAGACCATGTAATACCGCTCAGCAGGGGCGGTAGGCATAGCATTGGGAACTTGGTGTCTGCTTGCAATATGTGTAATGCAACTAAAAATGCAAAGTTTATAACCGAATGGCAAAAGGAAACCCGCCACATCCCTACGCAGATGTGACGGGCTTCCAGCCTTGAATGGCGAGGGTTTAGCTCGCTCCACCCTTGAAGTAACCGATGTGGGTTGCGTGGGTTAGTCCACCGTCAAGACGGATTAGACCACGGTAGGTTACTACGTCAGTGTTGAAAGCGTAGTCAGATGACTGATCTACACGGATTCCACCGGCTACACGTACCTTGAATGAAGGTAGGTGACCGAATAGAACAGACTTAGCACCGGTAGCAACAGCAGCAACTGATGGGTTCTCGTAAACTGAGTAGCCCAATAGGGTTGCTGGCTGACCAGGGATTGCAGAGTCAGACCAGATGTAGTTTCCTGCACCGTCCTTCATCTTGCGAGCAGCTGCGATACCAGTCTTTGACATCTGGAAACCAAGACCTGGAAGAACACGTGCACCATCAGCGATGCCGTATACAAGGTCAATTAGGTTTTCGTAAGTCGCAGCACCTGATACACCAGTTCCACCAGTTACAACAGAACCAGCAGCAGCAGCCAACTTGGTTGTTAGAACTGAGTTAGCCTGTAGACCTAGAGAGGTTCCTAGTTCCTGAGCAATGTAACCAGTGATGTCGAATCCTGCATCGCTTACTAGCTCTGAAGATACGCTGACAAGGGCTCCGTACTTCTCTGCACCTAGGGTGATGCTTGAGAAGGTTGGGTTTGATTCGGTGATTGCTGAACCAGCAGCAACTGAACCAGCAGATGAGGTTGCAGTTACGGTTGGGATAACAAGGTTCTCACCAGAAGCAGTGTTGAATACCTCAGAGGTAGTTAGCATTGGGCCAACTAGCTGTGCGATTTCAAATACACGGTTGTAGAAAGATTCGCCAACAGTGTTGCTTGATGGAACAAGAGCTGCACGTGCTTCACGAGCGAACTCGTATCCACGCATCTCGCCACGAGCGATTGAGCGTAGAACATCAGCATCGGTAGATGATGATGCCTGTGCAGGGGTAAATGATGAAGCTGCTTCGGCAGCAGCGGCTGAACGAGCCTCTACCTTCTGAGCAGTTTCGATAGCTGCATCACGTGACTCGATGTCTGCTTCGATGCGGGCAATCTTCTGAAGATCCTCAGCAGTTAGTCCACGCTTCTCTGATTCAGCAAGGTCAATAACCTCACGCATCTGAGCAACGAGGTTGCTGCGAACTTCAGCCTGAGTCTTAATGAACTCTGACATGGTTCTCCTAAATTAAAGTGAATAGTTATTTCTGCCGAGGAAACTCAGAGCAGACAAGAGGCCGTGAACACACAGAACCTACTATCAATTCTACTGAAGTTATGCACAGCCAAAGAGAAAACCCAGAAGCCCCAAGAGAATAAATCTCAGACGGCTTCTGGGCCTAAAAGCTTCACCATTCGATGCACCGAAGATGAGGAGGTAACTTTAGAAAACCAAAAACCTCTCTGGTATCTCACAGACAAATTTATGGTCAATGCTTTTTTAGTATAGCAAAAGAAGAACCCCCACCAGAGAAAGGGAATAATCTGGTGGGGGAGAAGAACCGCTTAAAGGGGGTTAGCGAGTTTCTTTTGCCTCGACAATGCGAACTTCTTTGGCCGCAGTATCGGTCTTTACCTCTGACTTCTGAATGTCTTTAACCAATTCAGCAATAAGTCCAGAGTCTGGCGAACCAGCAATCTCGTTAATAACTTTTACAGCAATCTCAATTTGTTCTTTAGTAGCCATTACACAGCCTCTTTCATTAGTAGATCTAGTTTCTTCTTCTTCAAAGCCAAGATGTCGCCTTCAACTTCCTCAACTTCTTCAACTTCCTCAGTCTTGGTAAGTTTTGCAACAACTTCGCTGATGACCTTGGCTTGCTCAGAATCTAGTTCTTCACCAGACTCCAACTTCATAAGGCTGTCAGCCAACTGGTCTGCATCAATGTCACGCTTCTCACGGACACTGGTAGTGCCAGCAGTTCCTTCGTAGGCTGGAAAACTTGTTAATGACACTTCGTGGATTGCGACTTCCTCAAGAGTGCGGTTGTTGCCGTCAGCAGACCAAGAATCTTTCTTCACTTGAAAACCAAACGACATCGCATCAATCACACCTGAACGGATCAGTTCAGCAACGTCACGACCAGTCTGAGTGTTAGCCAACTTAGCAGTGACCTTCAAACCACGAGCATCCTCAACCAACTTCAACGAACCATTACGGGTCGAAGCAAGAGGCTCAGAAGCATTGTGGTTCCACAAAAGCATCATGCGGTGACGACCCTGCAAAGAACGCTTAAACGCTCCTGGCTTAATCGTCTCAATGAAAGGCAGAGGCTGAGACGGAGAATTGAAAACAGCAGCGTAACCCTCAAAGGTCATCCCGTCACCAGTCTCACGAATCTCAAGATCAACGTGCTCAGTACGAACCTCAGTCTTACCCAAAGAACGTGCTTCCTCAGTCAAGCCCTCAAGCCGAGCCTTAATAGCCCAAGCTGCACGAACCCACTTGTCACGTGATTCGTCTAATACTTCGTCAACCATAGAATGTCTTTCTTCTTCTGCTCTAATTCTAGCAACAACAGACTCAGCATATGCCAATGTCCTCTGAGCTGCTCTCTTTGAAGGGCCAGAACCCCAAAGCAAATGTGCAACAACTCCAGGGCTAGGGTAGTTCTCTGAGCCAGGTTGTGCATCCGGTGAATCAAGATCTCCAAGGTGACGTGAAATCCAAGCCGCAATACGAATCCACTTGTCATCACTGATAGTGCCAGAAGCCATTGCACGGGCTTCACGAATAGTCTTATCAACTAGACCTGCACCGCCTTGACCATCTTCATAGTAGGCAAGGCCACGGCGAGCAGCTGCTCTCATGTAAGCAGGAGCAGACTGGTTGATTGCACGATCTTCTTCAACAACAACTTCTTCAGGTTCAGACATCGGTTCTTCAACGTCCTCCACTTCTTCAGCAACCATCTCAGGTCGAACAACCTTCTCAAGTTTAAAAACGTTAAGAATCATCATCTTGTCAGTAGAAGTAAAAATCTGATCTTCATACTCGTAGATGCGTATAACGGCATACTCGCCCTGCACCATAACAACCTCAGCCAAAACGGTTGGGTTTAGCACATCCCAAGAAACATAGTCGCCAACAGCCAAAGCGTTGATAGCTGCACGTTCACCCTCGAACGGTTCTTCATCAGAGATAGAGATAGCAACAGCCTGATCAATAGCAGACTCTTTAGTATCGTGGCATCCAAAGACTTTGTTGCCATCGTCAATTACTGCCCAACCTGAGCAATCAGAGTTTTTATCTGTAATGTAGTACGGCATTTATACCTGCTTCAAATAACTAATTTGATGTCCGGCTTTTGGGGACACTACCCAAACCGCATCAAGTGGATAACATTCCAGCACTATAGATTCGAGTTTTTGAATCGCAAGTCCATTAGAAGTGGTCACATTGCCATTACCAATAAAAAGAGTGTCGGTATTGTCCATGTTGTGAATATGTAACTTGAAGTTGCTGTTGCTTGTGCCATCTATTTGTGTTGCAACAGTTCCAACAGTCATCTGTCCAGTAGAAATTGCCATAATTTAGCCTAACACCGCAAGAATTGTTACAGTCCCACCCAAAGCAACCGCTGTACCGTTCACAGTGATTGAACCAAGCGTTGTCCACTGTGTGTTGTAGTCAGTGCCGTTAACTTTTGAAAGAACCTGACCGGCTGTGCCACCAGCAACAACGCCAGCACCTGTAGCACCAGTCGCACCTGTTGGCCCTTGTGGGCCAGTGTCGCCTTGAGGCCCTGTTGCACCTTGAGGGCCTGTAGCACCAGTTGGGCCAGTGTCACCAGTATCACCCTTGATGCCTTGAATACCTTGGCTACCTTGCGGGCCAGTGTCACCTGTGTCACCCTTGTCACCTTTAGGGCCAGTCGCACCAGTAGCTCCAGTGGCTCCAGTCGCACCTGTTAAACCAGTATCGCCCTTAACACCCTGCTCACCACGCTGACCTTCAATACCACGAATACCCTGTGGCCCCTGTGGGCCGGTAGCACCAGTCGCACCCTGAATAGCAAGTGGGAACCAGTGAGTCGCATCTAAAGCAGGTGCTTCACCCTGAGTCGGATCGCCCGAAGCAAACCATGATGAGTTGTTGTAGTAAACCGCATCGTTGTTTACATAGTCAATGTCTTGCGACCAAGTGCCACGCCAAAGAATACCTGTCGCACCAGTAGCACCAACAGGGCCTGTTTCACCCTGTGGCCCAGTCGCACCAGTATCGCCTTTATCCCCTTTAGCACCAGTCGCACCCTGAGGGCCAGTGGCTCCGGTTGCACCTGTGGCTCCAGTAGGACCGGTTGCTCCAGTAGCACCAGTGTCACCTTTGACACCCTGTAGACCACGAGGCAAAGTAAAGTTAATTGTTTGCTCAGGAGCAGTGCCAGTAATAGTAACAACGGCTGTGTCATCTGATGATTTAGAAACTGTGCCAACAGTTAGCGTATTAGCAGGGCCAGTATCACCCTTAATACCCTGAGGGCCAGAAGTGCCAGTCGTAACAACAACAGGCGACTCTGTAATCGCTACTGCAACGTCCTGATCTGTAACTGTGACGGTAGTAGTAGATTCGACAACGGAAACTACAACATCGCTCATCGGGTCACATTACCTGTCACGTTAAAAGCACCCTCAAGCAAACGAGTGATAGTGCTACCAGAGTTCAGTTCCAAATCGTAAGAGTAAGAACCTGCCGATAAAGCTGCGGTTGCGGTTGACGCAATAGTCACACCAACGCTTCCAACAGTTCCACCCAAAGTAATACCTGAACTGCTCGTCAAACTAATCAAAGCGGTAGCTGCACCAGCAGAATCACGAACCTGCATAGCCGCTGTGTAACCAGTTAGGTTCAGGGCTGTGCCACCAATAGTGACAGTAAAAGTCTTGTCCCAAGTTGCACCCTGAGGGCAAGTGATGTTATAAGTTCCTGGGTTAATCATTACGCACCTGCTTCTGGCTGAAGTGTTGTCGGGATTCCGCCATCGTGAGCAATAGCAGGAAGTCCAAGAGCAGACATTGTTGACGCAGGATCAAAACCAGCCTGAATCAACTTAGTAGCCATAGCCACCTTGCCTTCCATCTCAGGCAGGTCAGATGCTGATAGGTTCACGTTAGCCAAAGGCACACGGTAAACATTGCCACCCTCAACTGAGCGAAGATCCTCAAGTCTGCGAATGTCGTTGATGCTCATAAAGCCAGCCTGTGAAGCCACAGAGTAAGCCTGAATACGGGTCTGGAAATCTCCACGCATCAAACCATTTACGTTGAACTTTATGTAAGCAGGGTTTGGCAGTAGACGTGTGTAAGCCCACTCAATCTTCTCCACATACGGGCGAAGGGTGTGAGTTACGAACTGGATTGCGTTCTGCTCAACAGAAGCGTAAGAGGCCGTGTCAGGCACTCCCAAAAGATGCAGCGGAATATTGAAAGCACGAGCAATCTCCTCCACTGCAAATCTGCGGGACTCCAAGAATTGTGCGGAGTCGTTAGGTACGGTTGTTTGCTTGTAAGTTGCACCACCAGACAAGATACCTGTCTTGTGTGCTTTACGCCAACCTTTGTGACGGCTATCGAAACCAGCCTGTAGAGTTTCAGCCTGTTCCTTAGTTAGTATTGGCCCAGGAAACTCAATCACACCAGCGGTGGTTGCACCCTGACCAAAGAAAGTAGCTGCGTAAGACTGTAGTGCTGAAGCAACACCCAAAGCGTCTGACAGTTTAGAAACACGGCTCATGCCACGTAGAGCACCAGGCTCCAACAAATCTGTGATGTGGATGATGTCCTCTGAAGTTAGAAGTTTTGCTTCCTTCTCAACTTGGAACATCTTGCGACCCAAAGCGTTACGCTTAATCTCCACAGTGGTCGGGTCAAGGACAACAAGGTTTACAACCTCGCCATTCGGATCGCGGAATACACGAGTGAATGAGTTACCGCTAACAAGCAACGAAACAAGAACTTGCTGGTAGTGAGCCTGACGAGTGTTATCCACATCTGGCTGGTCAACCCACGCTGGACGTGGACGGTAAGGGTAAATCTCGCCGTCTGCTCGATACAGAGCATCTACTGGCAAAGTAGAAATCGTGTCGCTGATCAAAGACACTGCTGAGAAGAACGCAACAATCTCAAACGCTGTGTTGTTGTTGATGTTCACACCGGCAGGGTTCATCAACTCAATGTCAGCACCGGAGCCCCAAACACTTTGGAATGAGATTGCTCTCTGTTCTGTGAGACGACCTAGCATTACTTACCTCGCTCCAATGCGATACCAAAAAGAACCAAACCCGCACCGGCAACAATTACACCGGCAGGGGGAAACCAAAGGCCAACACCGAGTGATATCGCACTGATACCAGCGATTTGTAGAATCGTAGCTAACATTTACCGCCCTTACATAAAGAACTCAGGAATAACCTGCACTTCCATTCTACCTGCTGTGGCACGGTCTACCGCAATCACAGCTGCAACCGCAGCGTCAATTCTTCGAGCCGAAGCACGATTCTCTTTAACGATACGAATACCAATGTTGTCAGTTTTAGTCACAGCATTAGATAGATGGCGGGCAAGTAACGGATTACCGTCATGGGTCACACGCTTCTCAGTCACAAAGTCGAAGAACTTAGCACAGCCAACAACCATACGGCGAGCAGACGTAGACGGATACTCCACAATCGGAACACCCTGATCAGCCAAAACCTCCATAGACCTCTGCCAACGGAAAGGGTCACAGGCAACTTCTCTAACCTTAGGGAACTGGCGAATGAAGTTCAAGATTTCTTCTTCAACCTCAGCAATGTTGACACGCCACGAATCATCGTGAATAGTGTCGTCCTTTTCCCAAGCCTTTACCAAGAACACGTGTGGAACTTCATCCTCGCCCTTAGGCACGGTAGCCCCAACAATAACGGTAGTGTCACCAGAGAACGAACCGTCAAAGCCCAGAACAATCTCATCGTCTGGTGTGACCTCACGGGCTTCAGCACAACCATCCCAAGTACCAGCCGGTAGCCAACTGATCTGTGACGACACCCACTGGTTTAGACGCTTAGTACGGAACTCAGCCTCAGGGGTACGGCGAACCGCAGACTCAAAGTCCTCAGCCGAAACAATGTCACCATAGCCAGGATTAGCAATCTCCCAAGCCAACGGGTCACGGTGATCCATTTCAGGTGGGGCTTCCCACCAAGCCATAAAGAAAGACGGGTCAACAATTTCGCCAGTGCTCACACGCTTGCCATAGTTATACAACGAATAGCAGATGCTGTCTTGCCCTGAACTGTCCGACTTTACTCCAGCGGTAGTAATCGCAACCAACTGCCCAATCTTGCCACGGTTACCCATAGCCAAAGAGAACACGTCAAAGATCTCACGGTTCTTGTGGGCGTGAAGCTCGTCCATGATTACACGGCTAGGGTTCAAACCTTCTTTTGAGTAAGCCTCAGCAGAAACAACCCTGAACACCGAGTTAGTAGACGGCACATAGATAGAGTCCTTGTAAACAGTTACTAGGTCTGCTAGTTCAGAATCTTCAACCATACGCTTCGCTTCACCAAACACGATGCGAGCCTGTTCCTTTTCAGCAGCTACCGCAATAACCTCACCACCGTTGATGCCCTCAGCCAACAAAGAGTAAAGACCAATAGCCGCAGACGATAGAGCCGATTTGCCGTTCTTTCTCGGAAGCCCTAGCAGAGCCGTGGAAGCAACCAACCCACCATTCTCATCACGAGCATAAAGATTCTTCAGCAGTTCCTTCTGCCAATCACGAAGCCTTAAAGCCTCACCAGCCCGACCAGCAATACCATCCTTACCAATAGAGCCAAACGTCTCAGCAAACTCAATAGCAAACTCACCATCACCATTCTCAACAGCAACAGGATCTACAGGAGTCAACCAAGTAGGAGGCCACTGCTTACTTGCACTCATCTAATTGCTCCCCACAATAAATACAATAAAAGTGCATAAGACCACACGCACAGAAACTGCGGTCAAGGCTAACGTCCTCGTGCTTACACTTTGCCACGATCAGCCTTACGAGCCATCAATTCTTCCAACTTGCTCTTAGTCTTAGCCGACACCAAGCCCAAGCGTGTACGGTCAGCCGGACTAAACCCAAGCAAACTAAACCCTTTAACAATCTGAACCTCAATGTCATTCAATTGCTTAAACATATGCCACTCGTGCGGATGCTCTGCCACATACTCACGCAGAAACTCACGGCGATCAAGCTGCTCACAAATCAACTGCACCAACCCAGTGTCAGTCTTAATGCTGATCCACAACTCACCAGCCCCAAAGATCGAATCCCAAAACTGTTTACCCACAGGGCCAAGAGGACGATGCGGTTCAACATAGCCATACTCCAACGGAGCAATAGCGTCATTACTAGGAATAGCACGTTTGCCAGGATTCCCCTGAAGGATCCTCAACTCTGCCGGTTTCGCTGGATTAGCCATACACAAAGCCTAGCGTAGGAAAAGTTTGAAATGCGGATAGGTGCGTAACAC